GTCATCCTTGGTCGTGGATTCCTTGGTGTTGGGCTCCACGGAGAGCTCGTCAGAGGTAACTCCGACAAAGGTCTTGCTGCTGGTCGTCAAGTAGACGTTGAATCCTCCTTGTCTTGCCATGGTTCAGTGTGTTTTAAGATGTTTCGTCGAGGTCCTCACTCTCGATGGTAAGACTGTAGGTGGGGTCTTCCTCGGGATCAGCGGGGTTGGTCTCAGTATAGCCGGTGATGATACCGGTGCCAGAATAGGCCTGCCCGGATCCACGGATATAATCGATGTCGATTACCGCTGCGGAGCCGGTCTTGGTAGCCAGTTCAAGGATGTCATCGTTGTCGAGGACGGTGCCGCCACCCCCGGTCATGTCGATCAAGCCGGAGATGTTGAACGTCGTTGTGTTGCTCACGACGGACTCCTGCTTGACACCGGAATTTTCCTTCACGATGGACTCCTTCGTATTAGGTGCGATAGACACCTCGTCGGAAGTGACACCGATGAGGTACTTATTCTCGACCTTGATTCGGATGTTATAACCTTCGGTCATGCTGTAGTTGTTCTAAATTGGGTTATGCGATATTGGTAGCCTACCGACCAGGTCTCTTGAAGACATTCCTTCTTGAGCTGGGAAAGCTGTCGGACAGTGTAGCCGCCGGAAGAGAAATTAGCAAGGATGAGCGCGTCAACGGCATCCGCAAGGGCCTGCGCCTCGACGTGATCCTTGGAATAGCCCTTGACCGAGACATCACCGACAATCTTATACACCCCGTCCTTGTCGTAATACGGGACGTAATCCGCATCGTAGACGACATACGGATAGTCCTCACTCTCCGCCTCAGAGAGGTAGAGCGTGATGGGCTCCTTCAGGGCGCTGCATAGCGAAATAAGCGTCGATCCGATGTTCTCAGTCATACTACTTCAGCAGTTCATTGTCCCGCCTTCTCAGGGCGGCGATAAAATTGTTGTACATCATCTGGTCCCATCCCTGGGCGGCGGCCTCGAAGAAGTTCTGATAAGGCTGGCCGACGTTGTTCCGGCGGCGCTTGCCCTTCTTGATGGGGAACACGAACTCGTGGCCGGGGTCGCGGTGCGACAGGGTGCCGTAGTTCTGCCAGTACATCTTGAACCAGTCGTTCACCTCCTTGTCGGACTGCTTCTTCCGCTTGAACGCCCCGATGATCGCAGTGGAGTTTCCGTTCATCCTCCGCTCAGCCTTGATGACCTTCGCCTTGATGAGCCGGCGGAAAATCGCGGGCATCCCGGAACGGATCTTCTTCGCGACCGGCTGTGATGCCTCCTTCAGGGCTTCCTCCGTCATCCTCAGAGCGTTCTGCGGAAGACGGTCCAGGGCCCTCAGGCAGTCATCAAGACCTTCTACGCGGATGGACAGGGACGACATCAGTCAAACGATTTAATCGACACCACGCAGACGGGCGATACCCTTGACACGGTGTCGATGGAAAGGACCTCGTAGAGCTTGCCGGAGATTCCGACCTGCCACCGAGTGTTCATGCCGGGGACCTTGTAGATGGTGATGGCTGCGTTGTCCTCCCCATCATAGTTGTCGAAGGCAAGTTGATCGGTGATTTCGCGGTCCACTTTTGCGTAGACCTGCGAATGGACGGAATACGTGGATTTCTTCTCCCCCTCAGACCCCCTCGTCGCCGTCGGCGCGTACAAGGTCACCAGGGTGTCGAGCTCGCCTATGTTATACCTGTTCTCCATCGTCCAGCCCCCAGCTCCGATAAGGACGGAGCAGGTTCTGGGACGCCTTCGCGAGGGTCTCCACGCTGTCCGTCGGATTGTTGAACAAGCTCGCGGCGTGCATCAGGATGGCGGCCTTCATATCATAGGGGATGGTCTCGTAGCCGGCCTCATAAGTGACCTTCATACTGGTACCACTCCCATAAACGTGAAGGGCCTTGCCGTCCTGATCGTACCCGCTGGTCTCCTCCCCGTCAACCTCAAGGCTCTCGACCACGGGGTTGGGAACCTTGAGGAAGATGGTGGAGGCAAAGGGAACCGTCTCGATGAACTCCGACCGGAGAATTACCTTGCCGATATGGTGCTCCGCGTGGTACACGGCCGCCATCACCTTCTGGTACAGCTCGGCATCGAGGTCGTCGCTGGTCATACGGATGTGGCGCTTGAACTCCTGGAGGAGCCCATTCGCAGACATACCGACAAAGTTTCTCTCAGTCATAGCTCAGGATGATTTAGGCGGTCGTGACTTCGTCGATCTTGCAGAAGGCCTCCGGAGTACGGACGAGCACATCGTGGTACGCGGCAGCGCTGATTTCGAGGACGCCCTTGTCCTTCGCGCTGTAGGGATCCACAATGATCTGCAAACCTCCCCAGCTGCCGACGAGGACCTCGCTCCAGTTACCGAAGATGATGGCGGAGCAGACGCCGCTGGAGGAACCCTTGGTGAGGTTGCTCGGGATGGCGTTACTCATGTAGAACGGATAACCGTTCACCTTGCCGTCGTTCATCAGATAGTACGGATAACCGGCGATCTGCGGGATGGTCTTGAGCTTGCCCTGGACCTTCGCGTTGGACACGTAGGCGAGAGTGTTGTCGAGCAGGCCGTTGTCGATGCCAACCTCGGTCTCCATCTGGACGAGCAGGTTGTAGGTCAGAGGGCCACCGTCGGTGCCGATAGTGATGTCGTTCACACCGGAGGCGGCGAGGACACCGGTAGGCTGGCCGCTGGAACCGGAGCCGGCGAAGATCGCGGCGTCGAGGGCGACGGCGTGAGCCTTCACCATGTCTTCCAGGATGAGGTCGTCGAGGGCCTTGCTGGTCTGGTGCATGAGGTCATAGGTGACACCCTGCAGCACCTGGAGGCGCTTCGGGGCCATGACCTTCTTCGCATACGTGGGCTTCTGCTTGGAGGCGGCGGCCTCTTCCTCAACCCAGGAGGCGTCAGCGCCACCAGTCACGAACGCGATCTGGCCCTGCAGGCCGTCCAGATAACGGACACCCAGCCGGCGGCCGATGGTGGCGTTGCGGAGCTTGCCGATGTAGGTCAGACTGGTCTGCTCGATGAAGGCCTGACCGTAGTTGGCCTCCTGAGCGTTGGTGTAGTAGTACGTGCGGAGCAGGGCGGACGGAAGGAACACGCCCTCGGCGGCACCCTTGATGCTCTCCTGGAACTCACGCTTACCCTCGGCGGCCATCTCGGCTTCGATGCCGTCCATGGTCTCACCCGGGAGGGACTGACGGAGGAACTTGGAGATGGAGAAGCGACGGATGTCCTTCTTCTCCTGAGGAGTGAGGACGCGCTGGTTGGCCTGGGCCTTGCGGGCGGCCTCGCTCAGCTGAGCGTCCTTGAGCTCACGGGTGAGCTCTTCGACTTTGCCGGCCAGGTCCTTGCGCTGCGCGACATCCTGGCAGGACTCGAACTCGGCCAGACGGGTCTCGAGTTCGGCGGAAATCTCGTTGGAGTTTCTCATTTTGTTACTGGATTTTTGCCATAAGGGCGCGGGCCCTGGCGGTTATTGATGTATAGTCAGCTTCCGGCTCGGGGACCTTGGCCTCCTCTTCCGGTTTCCTGATTTCGGGTTTCTCCTCATACTCCCGGGAGGCTTCCTCCTCCTCCATGGAGCGCTTGAGGGCATTGGCATTGGACGGGATGTTCACGACGGACACCTCGAGGAGCTCCTGACCGGCGTAGTAGTACACCTTCGGATCCTCGCCGCGTTCCTCGTCGCCCATGTGGCCCTTCTTGGTCGCACGGAAGCCCACGGACACGGCGTGAAGGCTGCCAAACTGGATCTTGCGGAAGATCTTGTCCGCGCGCTCGTTCAGGTCCTTCGGCTCGAAGGTGATCCGGACGATGAGCTTGTCCTCCTCGATGAAAGCCTCGCCCTTTCCGATGATGTCGTCAGGATCGGCGCTCTTCGTCCAGGAATCGCCGTAGACGTCGTGCATATAGCCGACGATACCGTTGCTCTGGTAGCGGGTGAGGTCCCACTTGTCCACCGGAATGATGGTGTTGTAGGAGTCCACACTGTTATCGCTGGCGACGAACTCCACGGTCCGCTTCTCCTCGTCAACCTTCCGGATGACGGGGGCATCCTGCCAGCGTCTAAGGATCTTCTCTTCCATGGCTATTCGGCTGCGCTGGTTGTGACCTGGATCTCCGAGCCGTACTGGTACACGCCGTCAAACAGGACGTACAACTTGATGTCGTACTGGGTAGAGGCGGTGAGGCTCGACAGGGTCTCGTTGATAGACTTGGAAGTGCTGGCCTTATGGGTCCAGCTGGAAGCACTGTGCTTCTTGTAGGCCACGCCCCAGGTCGCGCCATCCTTGTACCACTCCACAGTGCCGGTGACGACGATGCTGTTCTTCGTAACCGTGCCCTTAGTGGGGGCGCTGATGGTCGCATTGTTGGAGCGGCACAGGCCTAAAACGGGTCTCGGGTTCATTGTTCTTCAGGTTTATTGTCGTTTCCGACGGTTGTGTAATTCAGAGGGATGCGCGGCTTGTCCAGGCCGGGCAGCTTCTTCATGGACTCGAACTCGCGGGCCTCGTTGGGGGTCAGCCAGCCAGCGTTGATGCCCTTCTCATAGAAGGAGGCACGGGCGGCGGCGTCACCCCGCATGAGACCGTTGAGGTCGAACTTCACGTGATACTGTCCCTGTTCCTTGGTGGTGAAGAGCTTGAGCTCCAGCTGGGTCTCGATGCGCTTGCAGATCGGCCTCAGCGAGTATTCGCCGAAGAAGATGTTCTGCTGCTCAATGTTCGAGAAGGTCGCATGGCTCAGCTCGGCCAGCATGTGGGGCGGGATGCAGAAGATCCGGGCGATGTCGTCAATGCTGAAAACCTTCGCCTGGATAAGCTGGGATGCCTCGGGAGAAAGGGAGATGGCCTTATACTTAAAGCCGTACTCCAGAAGGACCGTCTCACCGTTTCCTGCAGCCTCCTTGTAGTGGGCCTTGAAACGCTTGTAGTCTTCATCCCCGAGTGCCTGGTCCGTCTCGATGGTGCCCTTGATGGCTCCACCGGTGCGGAAGAAGTCCGACGTGTACTTCTGAGCCGCGATGCCCTCACCGATTGCTGCAGCATTGTAGGTGATCGGATCGATACCCACGATGCCGTCAAGGGTGAACAGCATGAAGTGGAGCATCTCGTGGTCCAGGTAAGTACCATTCAAGAAGGCAAAGTCGGGATCCTTGGCCTCCACCACATAGGCCTTGCTCCCATCAACGAAGTCCACCGTCACCCAGTCCGGACGGATCTGATGGAGCGCCACCAGCTTTCCGTTCTTGTACTCCTTCAGGACGAAGGCGTTGCCACGCCCCAGGAGCCAGCCGATGATGGTGAACCAGAAGGTGAAGCGGTCCGTGTACTCATTGGGGCGGACGCAAAGGACGTAATGGGCAGAGTGCTCGGTGGCCTCCTTGTAGCCGCCGTCCTCATCCCGGACCATCACGGACTTGGGCAGACCGGCGATGTTCTCCGAGAGGAGCTTGATGGCAGCGTACACCGCAGTAAAACGCAGCGCCGTGTCCGAATTGACCACGACGCCGGCGTCGATCCCGTTAACGTAGCCCCCGGTATAGCTCCCAAAAGAGCTCACAGGGCCCAGCAACCAACTGCGGATAAGGCCTTTAAGGCCTTTCTTTTCTTTACCTTGCCTTGACATTTCGCCGGCAAGTATAGTATAATTTTCCTAACTTCTACTGGACATTTGTCCGTTTATGGCACTTGTTTAGAATAATACCTTTCCCTGCATTTTCGGAAGGCGTCAAAGGACGAAAAACGGTCTTCTCCGAACACCTCCCGGTACTCCTCGTTCAACTCCTCAAACACCGCCTCCTGGCTTACCGACGGATCTTTTTCACGCTTCTCCTTGAGGCGTGTCCAGAAGGCTTCGATGAAGCCCCGATCGGTTACGAGACGATGGATCCAAATCATAGCTTGATACTCCTAAGCGAATGGTCGTGATATGCCTGCTTGTTGTTCGCCGTCTTCGTGAGCCATCCGCCTATGGCATCAGCAAGGGCCACCACACCGTCAATCTTGTTCCGGCTCTTGGACTTGTCCAGCTTCACGTTGGCGTTGGGGTCAACGTAGATCACCACGTTCCTGAACATCCACCGGATCACCGGATTGTACAAGAGGTTCAGTCGATGCCCGAGCACCTCCGTCTCTACCCACTTGGTCGGAACTGACATGAATTTTATGCTCTGCTGGTAGGCCATCAACTGTGCAGAGTATTTGCGTAATTTCGGGACGATGTTCCACATGGCCCAGGGGTCATAAGCGACGCAGCGAACCGAGTAGGGCTCCAGCTGTTGTATCAGATAGTCCACGAACCAATCCTCGTCCAGGACCTTGCCGGGCGTGACGGTCAGCCAGCCCTGCTCCTTCCAGAGGCGGTAATCCACCCGGTCCTCCTGTTCCAGAACCTTCGCCTCCGGCACCACGAAAAGGAACCGGGCGACATTGAATCGGGGGAAGAAAAGACACACCGCGGAGATGTCGTTCTTGGACGCGAGGTCAAGCCCGACGTAACAGTCAGAGCCCTTGAGCCGGGTGAGGTCAAAGTCGGCGTTGTTCGCCTGGACGTCCTCGTCACTCAGCCAGGTGTCCGGAGCGTTCACCCACATGTTGAGGTTCTTCGTCTGGAAGGCCACCAGGTAGGTGCCCCCTCGGAGCTTCGCCTCGTTACACTCCGCCCTCATGTACTCCTCGCTCAGAGACACGCCCAGGTTGGGGTTGACCTTCCTCCACGTCTCCGGATC